AATCGTAATTAATCATTACTCACCTCTCTCATATCCAGCGAAAGCCTCAGCCTTAACATAAGTTTGTGAAAAGTATTCCTGCACTGGTTCGCGCATGGCTAGCTCTAACTCTAAATAAATAGCGTTCTTTAAAGCAATGCTGGCAGGATCATCACCAAATGAATAAAGAATGTGGACATAGCCTTCGATCTGGTTAATTGCAGCAAATGGTAAATAGTCAGCCTGCCAAGTTGGATAGGCACTCAGCCATTCATGGCACAAAGCGTCTTTGTTTCTATCGGAAAGGTCTATAATATCGCCTGTCCAGTTTTGATTGCGATAGACAAGCCCGTCGATAAAGTCTTTCATTGATTGTTTCATGTAGAACCTCACTTGTTTTTTGAATGTTTTGCTATCGTGCCTGATGGTTACGTTAATGTCAACACTATATTTCACCAATTCGCCATTCTTGCTCTTTTATCTGCTGTTTTAAATCTCTTGCAAATTGTATAACTTCATCACGATTAAACTTTTTAGCAGGTCGCCAAGCCAGCCTTTCCATAGCCTTGACTCTTCGCTCACCATAATAGTCAACCATCCACTGCCTATAGCGCAAAACGTAGTGCGATTGTTTCATGCCCCATAGGTTGCAGCTGGGACACTGTATTTGTATGTTGGGTTCATAAAGTTTAAATATAGTTCTACCCCTTGGAATGAAGTGGCCGCCCTGCATATTTTTATAGTGGTCAACTTTTCCGCAGGTAACGCATTGGCAGTACCCTTTCTCATCTGAACCTTTTAATCTTACTAGTCGCTGTAATAACTTTGCAGCTTTTTCAACTTCCTGCGCGACAGTTGTTTTTCTTCTTCTCGGCATATTCTAGTTCCAGTAATAACTCGCAATAATGAATCGCTTTTAATACATCTTGTTTCTTATTCTTTGTTTTGTGTCTTAAAATGTACTTTATGATATTAGCCTCAATAAAAGGCACATCGTTTGCATGAATAAACTCTAATGGCTGTATAGCCATATTTTTATAATGGCTTCCACCTTCTTGCTTATCAAGTGCGCTCAATGCTCAGTCTCCTCGCCTTTGAGTTGAATCGAGTCAGGAACATTAAGGTCGCAGCGGTCGCATAGACCGTAAGCACTATCATCGTCACCCAGCCAATAAGAAAGAGGCAGATCACATTCGTCACAATATAGTCTGTGAATTTTAGTAGTTTTCTTAGGAAATTTAATAACACCACTCATTAGCCCACCTTTATTTTTACGCGGGAATCTTCACCGCTATCTTTGTGATATACGACCGCAGTCATGCTTCTCTCTGCGCCGTATCCGCTGTCGCTATGCCACTGATCAGTCGCAGTAAGGCTGCCCCAGTGTTCAAAGTGCATAGAACCTACCTCTCTGGCAGTGTGATGATGAATATGCCCTAGATGGCAGTAGCGGTTTTTAGACTCTGCCCATTCATCGTCTAGGTTCTTAATCACCGTCTGAAGGATCTGCTCATGCTTAATGCGGTCGCCATGATGAAATACAAACAGATTGTTGTGCCACTGGTAGGATATAAACTTGCTGTAGTTCTGCACTACCTCCACTCTAGGCTCTTTGCTGTAAAGTAACTCTAAGCAGCTAGACAAGTGACAGGCCATATCATAGTCGTGATTGCCTCGAACATTAACCACAACAACCTTTTCATGCGTCTGTAGCATCTTTTCAATTAGCACGTTAAAGAGTCTTCCTGCTAACTTGAAAGTCTTTCCGATACGTGTGTCTACGTCTACCGGCGTTCCCTTAGTGGTGGTGTTAAAGCTGCTGTCAGCGTGAAAGAAATCACCTACGTTAAGCAAAACACCAGTGCCAGCGTTACCGACTCGGTTAGCTAGTCTGTCGGTTGCGTCGATTAATATCTGTGTCGCTATTTTTACATCCCAATCATCATCATCAACTTTAGTTTCTGAGTCAGCAAGCATTCCAAAGTGGTGGTCGCCAATCATATACATAGCTAAATAATCGTCGCGCACCTTAGCAGGGGCAGGAACAGGGTCTTTAAATCCCTGTATGTCATCTTTAACGCCCTCTATCATCAGGTCTAGGCGCTCTTTTAGGCTTTTCTTTTGCGGCTCTTGTATAACCCACTGTAAAGCTACTGTGCCATCTTCTTTGTAAGCAGTAGATACGCGCTTGGCATCGAAGCCTTCTGCGGTCTGGTGTACTAGGTCGCGATGCGGTGCGACTCCTTTGGCTGCGGCATAACCCTCGACTCGCTTTATTGTTCTGTCAATGCCCCTTCTCGACATTCCCAAAGCCTGCGCTGCTTTATTATTTGATCCATGCTCAATAACTGCCTGTACTACTCTGTTCTGTGCCTCTGATTCTACAAACTCCAACAAACTACGCGGGTCAATTTTATCCATTATTCCACCTGTTTTAATTGTAATTTACGGTACTCACTTTGCGGATCAATATCTAAATTACAGCCAATCTCAAAAGCCCAATGATAAATCTCGTTCATAAAGTTGTGCATTTCCCCAGTATCTAGCTTGCTGGTCTGCCTTAATTGATTCTCGATAATTGTTTTACCAACTTTAATATTCTCAGTACCAAGAAACTTTTGTTTAAGCAGTAGTTTAACATTTTCTGGGGTATAACTTGTATCTCGCTCAATAACCCAAGCACTAAGCTGCCTACACCAAGCATGAAACATAGCATTCTGAGATATTGATCTGGGGTTTTTGTACGGCTTTAAAAAAATAGCGCATGGGTAAGTATAATCCCACTGCTTTAAGCGGTCAGCGATGTAACCAAGCCGAACTTCAATCTCTTCGACTCGGTACACTTTAACTGTATCGCCTTGACTCAAACTATACGCCTTGAAAGCCATTCTTGGCTTAACATATCCATTGCAGATTCAAGCCTAGATTCAAAAGGCTTGTCTACATTGTTATTGTGATTAGCGGCAGCATTTCTTAGGTCATAGTCAGTAACTATTTTACACTGCTTCGCACGTATCCTGCTGTGCAAGGTTTTAGGATTTATGCCTGCAATTTCAGCCATATAAGACAGGCTGTACTTATTGCCGTTTTTCAATCCGCCTTTTTTGCCTGCGAATGAATAAAGTTTTGCAGGTTTGCAAGCGTGTTTTAAATGATTAAATCTTCTGTCATTACGCATATTTCAACTCCCTCCCGCCATCATAGTAAAAACCAAACTTAGTCAGACAGTGCTTTTTTTGGTTTTCTTTATCTTGGCCTTCGAGCCATGAAATATCAGTCATGCTCATTTGAACCGTTCTACCGCGTATTTGTTCATCACCAGCAGCAAGTTCAGGCTGCTTTGCTGCATACGGCGAAACACCGCCTGTCTTTTTTGTTCTACTTAGCCACTTGTTGATAAATGCAGGCATACCGCGCAGTGTCTTTCTCTTTGCTGGGTTTGTGTATAGCCACATCTTCATAGCTTCTAGCTCATTGCGCACCATATCTTCGCCATAGCTGTTTACCAACTTCTCGTACAGATCGTCAGGCACAATATATTCTTCACCAGTTTGAATCAGCATTTTAAGCCCCCATCAAGAAATATCTTGATACTGTGCATTCTTCGTCAAATCGGTTAGTCACTTTGATCTGCTCGGATAATATTGGTATTCCCTCAGCTTTTAATTCAAATATTCTTGCTGCTAACTGAGTGATGCCAAGCTCTTGGTATGCTTCCAAAGATGTGATCGTGTTACCACTTTCAAGGTGTTGCAGTATGCGTTCTTTCTGGCTCATTGTTCTACTCCATTGGTTCGCGCTAAAGCGCTCACTAGTTTTTGAATGTTTGTTAATTTTAATATTTTTAACAGGCACTTTTACCCTTTTACTTCGAAAAGTAAATTTTTTGATGATAGGGCTAAGCGACTATCCGGTAAAATCGTTATCGTATCGAATATCTAATCTATCCGTCTGCCAGTACCGACCGGCTTCAGGGGCTATGTCAAGAGGGGCAACTTCGTCTTTGGGGTTTTATTTAAGGGATTCCCCAACCTCTAGCCCGATAACTTGGTGCAGTATTATCTATATCAACCTGATTGTAAACACTAATTTATGAACCTAAGCGAAAAAAAGTGATTATGTCTACATTTAAGGCATCACAAATATGCTGCATAGTGTGTAGCTTAATGTTTTTCTGTGATCGCCATCGTATAACCTGCTGTGGGCTTGTATTAGCGATTCTTGATAGCTCGGCATTGGATATACCTGCATTATGTTGTGCGGCTCTAACAGCCTTTCCTGCGTCTAATAGTTGCATATTATTTGCCTACTTGTGATATATTGTAATTGACCGGCTAGCGCTGGTCTTTCTCCTGTGTTTGCCCCCGAAAGGGGGCATTTTAATTTTTAGAATGGAATATCTTCGTCAAACTCTACAGCCTCTGGCTGCAATAGCTTTTTAGTCTCTGCAATAGCTTTATTCTGTAGCTCGTCTTTTGCGTTGAACTTTAGTGACATATACTTAGTTCCTGTTTTGCTGGTATTAACCCAGCCGCTTACCCAGTATTCCTTACCGTCAATCATTGCACTACCTTTGCGGTCTGGATGTGTCTCAGACTCTTTCTTGTCATTAACAAACATAGCGCCGCTGTTGTCTTTCTGCTCGTAGTTACTCATTTTTTTTCTCCTATTGTGCTTCTCTAAACTCAGGGGTTTTCATTGTGACGCGTTCTTGTGTAGTAAATACGCCGCCTTTACTTGGTGCTTTCCAGAGTAGCTGCTTCTCTGTGTCAGTAAGCTCTTTCCATGCTTCATTAGCTGTAGACAGGTCGCCAGTTGCCAGACCGTCTTTGATAGCTTTAACGCTAGGCATCAGGTCGATAATTGAATCTTCGTAGCTTTCCTGCTCGGCCTTCTTTACTGCCTTTTCGCTTCTTAGCATTGCCGCTTCTGCGTCATCATCTACTTGCGGGATTCCAGCCATAGCCGCTAGGCCGTAACGTCTTGCGTAGGTAATACAAGAGCCGCCCGCCTGTGGGTCACGCTTAACCATTGGCAGCAAAAACTCTTGCTCTAGCCACTGACCAGATGTGTGCATCAGTCTGGTTGCTACACCTACACTGTTCTCGGTACTAACTGGGAACTGCACATAGCTCAGGCCATTATCCGCAAAGGGTTGTTTGACCACCTGCATAACGTCTGACAGGTTCGCATATTTGGATTTAAAGAAAGGGTTGCCAGTGCCTTTAACAGCACCCCCCATAACTGCCTGAGCTTCACATAACGCTTTTGCCAGTTCGTTGATTGATTCGCTAGATTTCATATTTCCTCCGGTTTGTAATCAATTATTGTACTAAAAAGTTAAAGATGCGGTAACACTTTTGTCAGGGTCAGCGCAGTTTGCAGAATTGCACTCGCCCTGAGCGTATAGTGCGCCGTATGCGTGATAATATTCTTCTGGCATATCATCTCGCGCTGGGTTTTGCATGGCGTAGTCTTTCTCTGCCAGCTCATAAAAGTAATTATTGAAATCAGTTGTAAACATATTTCCTCCAGTTATTTATTTGCTTGTGTAGTCAAAAGCGTAGTTGATGAACAGCCGCAAGATTCCGCTGTGGTATTTCTGAAGAAATTGCACTGACTTCCAAAACTCCTCAGACTGTTTTCTTTCAGAAACTGGCGCATGAAAGCACCAGTGGCTAACCACGTTTAAATGCTGCACCAGCAATCCATGCCAATAGATTCTGTGCTTTTCCATATTGCACATATTGTCGCTGTTGACTGTGGCGTAGTTAAAAAATGAGTTGTTCATACTTGCTCCAAGGATAGCCCCCTTTCGGGGGCTGTTTGTTTGCATTAAGATTTTCTTGTGGCTTCTTTTTCTTCAAAGTGCTTTAGGTCGCTTTCAAACTGCGCCCCGAATCTAGCGTGTTCTTCTGGGGTCATCTCTGCTAAAACTGCTTTGATTTCGTCGATTTTTTCTTGAAAAGTTGGAATAAACATTTGCGTAGCCCTGTTGTTTTTTGAATGTAGGCTCATAGTGCCTGATGTTTACATTAATGTCAACACTATAGGCAATAAAAAGCCCAAATTTATGGGCTAGTCGTCTAGGGCTGTTTAGTAGCTCCAGATTGCAGGGCAGGTAAAGCCATCCTCTTCTGTGCAGCCGTCTAGGTGGATAAACCTTGTGCGACCTTTCTGCTTTACCCCGATGCGCTGTATACCATGCTTTAAAGCCACCTCAATGAGTTTTAAGGCGTTTTCTCCGCTAACTAGTATATCGACTGCCTTTCCGGTTGAATGCGATCCAGCCTTCTCCTTACGCTGTTCTATGGGGTGCTGTGGGCTACGGTATGCGCTGCTGATAGGAAAACCAAAGCCGCACTCTTTGCGTATTGCAATTAGAACCTTCAGAAAGTCAGCATCAAAGCCGCTTTCTCCAGTGTGCTTACACGCCAACTCTTTTTCTGTAAAATAAACAACTTTCTTTTTTGCTGTCATTTTTTAACCCTTTCAAAAGTTCTAAGTCCACCTAATCCTAACATTCCCATCAAAACTGGCAACATAGTAGAAGTATCGGCTTGTGGTATGTCTACACCAAAACCAGCGGCAAGCGGTGAGACTAGAAAATTAACGGCAAATCCGAGTGCAGCAATCCAGCCGGTTGCGGGTCGCCAGCCTGCTTGGAACCAGTTTCCTTTTGCTTCTGCCTTGTTGACTTCAATCTGTGCCAGTGCAATTTCCTGCGCGTGTCTCTCTGACATTGTAGCGATTTCATGCGCGATCTTCTGTTTGACATCAGCATCAGGTATAAACTTATCCAGCAGTCCGGTTACAGGGGCAATTAGTGCGTTTACTAGGCTCATTGAAACATCTTCCCGACTACAAATAAACCGATAATCAAGGGATAGATTCCCCAGATCATCATTTCCGCTTTTTTAAATCTTTCAGAGCCATCATTTAATCTACGCTCAATATTTCCATAGCGGATAGCGCATTCTTTTTCATGCCCTTCTAGTTTGAGTAAAGCCTCAGTTACTGTAGCCATTATCGTTTCACCATTAATATAATGCCATAGACCATTATGGGAATTACTGCTAATCCTATGGCGATAGCAGCAAAAAATGTTTTAAACATCCTGATTCTTGTACGCCTTACCGCTTCCAATCTTCTAGCTTCGGCTTCCCTCTTTCTTCTACACTCTGCCTGAAAACTTAGCCAGTCATTATACATTTCAGGCCGACCAGCGTAGACCATGTGTTCCTTTAACCAAATCTCCTGCTCTTTGATCTTTTCAAGTGCCATGAAAGCCTCTAGGTCTGACTTTCCTTTAGAGTTTACACGCTTTGCTATGGCACTTTTGTTGTCAAAGTATTTCTGAGCAGCGGCACTACAGTCGTAAAGCTCCTTGCCATTACTGATAGCAGTTTTAATAACTTGAAAGGCAGCATTTGCCGCCGCTATCTCTGCTATCATTTTTCCTTACTCCAACTAGCAATTCATTCAGAAGCCGAACGAATGTCTTTAGCGATGCCTTCAACCAATGTAGCCGAACCTGCACCAACACCTTTGGCAGTGTTCACTACCATGCCTTGTGCTGAGTCAACAGTTGAGTTGACGATCTGCTGTGATCCGTCAATAGCACCGTTAAAAGTATTGCATCCAGAAATTACAAATATTGTAGCGATAATTAAAGCCTTCATGTTATTGCCCTATGTTTAAGATGGATTTCTTTGTTGTTCAGTTGTTGGTATTTCGTGCAATACGTTATAATCTTCACCGCCCTCGTAAAGCTTATAACCGCGCACAACTGACAGTATAGACTCGTCACTTACTGATGCTAAAACTAATGCTTCAGCACCATCAATAGCTTCTTGTCTAGTCTCGTAATCTTGATGCTTGATATATTCAGTTCTACCATCCGCATCGTTTCTTGTATATCCCACTACATACATATTAAACCTCCCCTACGTCTGTCAATGTAACACTCGCTGTATCTAAAACTGCGCTATCCGTAGTTGTTACCTCCTTCATCTTAAATCTATAAGTTAAACGAGAATCGTCATAAGCTACTTTAAACTTTAATGATTCGCTTTGGTGTCCGTAAGATACGTACCTTTCATCTATTTCTATCGTCTTATAGAGAGCTGTACCTGCTGATTCCCAATCATAAGGATGCCAATAAACAGTGTCTCCAGTGGACAAACTAAAACCAGGGCTTGACTCAGCTAAAAAGTAAGTTCTGTCCAGACTCTCATTATATTGCCATGCCCTAACTTTCGTTGACGTACCGCTTGACGTTCCTGTTTTATTTATTCTGCCAAACTCAGTGAAGTGATGCGTAACATCGCCAGAAACATACCCCCAAGCTTCGTAGCTTCCGCTAACGTATCCACTTCCCGCATAATTAACGTATGTGTATGTGTAGGAACCCAGATTTACTGTTGGAGCGCCAAAGGGTACAATAATCGTTACTTGCAATTCTAAATCATTTGTATTGGAGCTTACGTATCTCCAATCTAAATAAAGTTTTAAGTCAACATAACGAGAAGCGGCTACTGGTGTAGATGGGTGAATAATATCGAGTATCGTGCCAATATCTACAAGGTTGGTGCTAAGAGCAAGTGCGCTAGAGCTTGCACTCCGCAAAGCTAGTTCCTTGACTCGATGATAAGGTATAGTATCTAATCTAGCACCATCTGTACCTACTAATCTGCCATCAACAGTTCCAGAAACAGCTATATCGCCAGTAACTGAAACACCAGTGTTAGTTGTTGCTAGTTTGGCAGAGTTGTTGTAGTAGACAGTTACACCGGCATCCTTTTGACAAAGTACAGCATTCTCTGAGCCATTCTGTAATCTAACTTGAGTGTCGCCTCTGAGGAATAGACTGCCGTTTCCTACATCTGAAATAAAACTATGAGCGCCATTGTGGTAAATTTCTAGGTCGCCAGAAGCACCAAAAGTTGCTTTTTCAGAGTCGCCTAAAGAAAGACCATCAGCGGTTACTGTGCCAGTAACGTCAAGACCACTAGAGTCTAAAGACATTCTTGCACCTGCCGCTGCTCTGAATGTCATAGTATCGTCAGAGTTAGTGTAAGCAATAGAACCTGCATCTGTATCTGTATCGCCCATTCTTAATTCAGATTCACCTGTTGTAGATGAATTAATTAAAACTTGGGAATAAGCATCGCTTGTAGTGCCGACAGCCAAACCATCCATCGTGGCTGTGCCACTAACGTCTATACCAGTATTAGTAGTAGACAGCTTATTAACATTATTGTATTTAAGGTCACAACTACCCGAAGTGTTAAACCTAGCGTATGTTTGACCACCGACTCCTGAAGCGCCATTTCCAATGTCAACATAGCTCGAACCACCTATATATAAATTACCTGTTCCGCCATCAACTACATAACTATTTGAACCATCGTGATGAATTTCTAGGTCATCTGATTCGCCAAGCTGAATTTTTTTATTGTCAGCAAGACTAATTCCGTCTGTACTGAATTGAGCGTAGCTTTCAGTTGTGCCATTTCCAATGTCTACAAAACTTACACCACCAAGTATCAAACCACCAGCGCCAGTTTCTACTACATAACTATTGATACTGTCGTGATAAATTGCGAAATCATCGCTATCGCCAAAAGTTATTTGTTTTGGTGTACCTAAAGTTGAATCACCAAAGCTAATATTGCCTGTCATTGTACCGCCGGTTGTAGGCAAAGCAGCATCGGCTTTTGTACCTTGGGCAGCAGTAGCATAGTCTGAAGAATCAAATCCCTTGACTTGTGCCAAGTTAGTAACCTCAGAGTCCATCAGTGCGCCAGCGGCTGTGACGTTATCGGTATCAGTTACGTCTGCATTAGTCTCTATAGTATCGAGCTTAGTTCCGTCAGTAGCTATATCACGACCATCAACTGTGCCGTCTACCTCAATATTATCGAAAACTTCTAAGTCACCTTGAAAAGTATGGCGTGCAGAGCCATCAGAAATATCTGTTATATCAGATAAGTCGTCTGCTGTTTTAACTAAAAAATAATTTGTCGATGTGTTTTTTAGCCTTCCTGTAAAATATGCACCAAACGTTTCGTAGTAATTATCTGGATTAGTTATTTCTAGAGCGACATAGCTAAAAGTGTTATAAGTTACAGTCACTAATTTGTAGCTTGCCCCTGCTGCAGCGCCAGTGACACTGTTAGCAACTAAAGAGCCTTTGGGGTCAGAGCTATTACCAGAACTTACAACAATATCAACCGCACAAGCGTGCCGTAGGCCGCTAGTCCTATCCATTGTTATTCTGCCATTGACATCGTTATTTGCAGCATTTTGGCACAACAGAACATAGACAGTGCCATTGTTGTCTACGTCATCCATTTCAAATCTGTAATTAATATAATGGTGTTCAGGCAAGTTAATTCTGGTTCCATTTCCTTGGAATGTGAGATTTCCTGTAAGCGTTCCACCCGAAGTGTTTAATTTTGTATTAGTATCAGTAAGGCTAAATTCTGAGCCAGTTAGAGTAATTCCAGTTCCTGCGGTATATGTTGTTCCCGCGCCAGTAATTGTAAAGTTAGGATAGGTTCCAGTTACACTTGTAGTACCTGCGCCTGTAAGAGATACAGTCTGGTCTGGGGCAGTGTTGGCTATCTCACCAGTGGCAGATATACTTATGCCTGTGCCTGCGCTTATTTCGCCCAGTACAGAATCGGAAAAGTCTGCGCTAACAGCTTGGTTAGAACCATTGCCTAAAA